CAACTTCCCACGTCGGGTAAATGAATACGTCAAGGCTATGATGTATAGCTCTGACGTGAACTACAATGGCCTTACACGTGTAGGCTTCGGCGCACCGCAAGCGCCTAATCCGACATACGCTTTGACAGGTGGCAGCCTTGCCAATGCAAACACGACCATTGATCTGACAGGCATCGCTCCGTTCCTTGAGACATACGGACGCACAGCCACGATCGTTGGCAGTGGTGCAGGCGCAACTGGTGTTGTGACGCTATATGGCTGGGATTATCTCGGCCAGCCGATCCGCACTGACATTACGCTCAATGGTGTGACACCTGTTGCCATTCCCAAGGCGTATAAGTCGTTCATGTCGCTTGTCAGTCCGACAGCACAAGCTGGCATCACTGTGAACATCGGCAGTGGTCCTGGCCTTGGCCTGCCGTATAAGGCACTGCGCGTAGAGTGGGAAGTGGCCAATGGCGTGGCAGTTGCAGCAGGCACGCTCACGCCGCCTGTGCTGACTGATCCGCAGACAGCCACAAGTGGCGATCCGCGTGGCACGTATGCACCGACAACTGCACTGAATGGCACGAACATCATCAGCGCAGCATTCAGCTTCGCCAACGATGTGAATACGAGCAATAACGGCGGTCTGCACGGCATTCAGCAATACACTGCGTGACGGGAAGTGCAGTGTAGGGGGTGCGCCCTTATCCCGGCCAAGGCTCGCAGGGCGCACCCTTCCCTTCTAGGAGGCTGGCATGCCTGCAAATGTTAGCGATATTGTCAATGCTGTAATCACTGAAATGTCGCATGTCCCTGGCATTGCGACACAGATTTATTCGGCACCACGCATCTTGCAGTATGTGCAGAACGCATGGATGCTCGAAATCCAAGAGATGTGGTGGCCGAACTACATGTTCTATCAGCAAGTCACGCTGGACGGCAGCACAGGTGCGCTGACCGCTGACTTGGCTGGACCGATTAGCACATGCGATGACTATGGTGACATTGCTGCGGTGTATTCACCAGGACGCAATCGCAAGGTGCGTGAGTTCCCACAGTCGGTGAACCCGTTTGCATATAATTGGGGCCGCAATTCGTGGTATATGATGCCCGATTTCACGGTGCCCAATCGGCCGTTCAAGGTCATGCCCGCAGACAGCCCTGGACCTGTGGTTGTGTGGGCACGGCAACGCGATCCGACACCGTTCACCACTAGCTCGAAGACATACCTCGATCCGCTGTTACTACAGTATGACGCATGCTGGATGTATGCAGTGGACGATGGCACAGTGCCTGCACAGGTGAATAGGTTCCAGATGTTGGCACAGAACAGACGCAAGCAGATGAAGGCTAGCTTCGCACAGCAGCCGCTTGAGCTTGATCCGCGCTTCCCAAGCGATACGTATATGATTACAACAGAGGATCAGGGATGGTTCGTCCTTGACAGTTGTGTGCTCGCATGACGCAAACCGATTGGCTACGCGGTCAGACGCTGGTTGCAGACGATCTCGATCTTGCGTTTGGTAGGTGCATAGATCGCGCTGGCGACATTATGACTGGTGAGTTTCAACTCGCTGGTGATCCGCTCAAGGCGATGGATGCAGCGACGAAGCACTATGTAGATATGCGCGTTGCTGGTGGTGCATCGCTCATTATCAGTGACACGCCGCCTGTCGCAACGTCACCGGGCCTGATGTGGTTCGATAGCGTTGGTGCGCAATGCTATATGTGGTATTCGGACGCGAATAGCAGTCAGTGGGTGCCGCTCAATGCACCGCCTGCACTTGCTGCGGCTGTAGCGTATCTGCCGCTTAGTGGTGGCACGATGACAGGGCCAGTGATCCAGGCTGCTGATCCGGTTGCAGCATTGGGGACTGCTACTAAGCAATATGTAGATGCAGGCACTGCGGCAGCAGAACACAATGTTGGGCGTAATCTACTGCACAATTCGTTGTTCAATGTGGCGCAGCGCGGGGTGGGGCCGTGGACAGCCGCGGGCTATAGCGCCGATCGTTGGGCGCTTGATATATACACTTCCTCACTTAGCACGACAATCATCGCCGCCGTCGATGCCGACCGCACCGCAATTGGTGACGAAGCCGCACAGTATGTGTTCTCCAATGTGGTCAATGGAACATCCGGCGCGAACGATTACGCTGCCGTTGCGCAGAAGATCGAAGGTATTCGCCGAACCTCTGGTAAAACGGTTACGCTGTCATTCTGGGCGCGTTCTAACAGCGGCACGCCATTGCTCGGTGTCGGCTTCTATCAATCATTCGGCAGCGGCGGCTCGCCCTCGTCGACTGTTACCCTTCCCGGACAGACCGTCACGCTATCCACGACATGGACCCGCTACAGCCGCACATTCACCATGCCTTCTGCCGCTGCCAAGACGCTTGGCACCAACGGGAATGACAGGTTGTCAATGTATTTCTGGTTCTCTGCCGGAACCGGTTCCGCGATCGACAGCGGCAGCGTCGGCGTGCAGTCGAACACGTTCTTCCTGTGGGGCGTCCAACTAGAAATCGGTTCCGTCGCCACTCCGTTAGAGAAGCCCGATCCGCAGCAAGACTTGGCGAAGTGCCAGCGGTTTTATCAGATCGGTGGCGGAACCGTGGGATCGTATGCTCCCGGAGTTGGCACCAATATCTACTATACCCAAGTGTTTCAAGTCTTTATGCGATCTGCGCCGACCGTAGTTATTACCCCATCTGGTGGCGCCAATTACAGCGCGGTTGCGATTGGAACAACCGGCCAGTCTTCCTTTGTCCATGCACCCGCTGCGATATCTGCCAACCCGGTCACGTATAATTTCAACTTCACCGCCAGTGCGGACCTCTGACATGGCGCTCGATTTCCCGGCCAGCCCGACCAACGGATACTAACATGTTTGATTTCCCAAACACACCACTCAATGGTCAGACAGTCTCAGGCAGCAATGGTGCAACATGGCTATGGGATGGCACCAAATGGGTAGCATCTACGCAGCCGGGTGGCGGTGGCGGCAACACGCAAATCACTGTCTCTGACACGGCGCCCACTGCGCCTGCGCATGGTGCGCTGTGGTGGGACAGCGTTGGTGGGCAGTTGTATATCTACTACGCTGATCCAGACAGCAGTGAATGGGTGCAAGCCAATTCGCTAGCTGGTCTCGGTGCATTCCTGTCGTTGGCAGGCGGCACGATGACTGGGCCGATTACGCTGGCAGGTGATCCCAATGCAGCATTGCAGGCAAGCACGAAGCAGTATGTAGATACGAATGCAGGACACAATGTTGGCAGGAATTTGCTGCATAATGGATTGTTTAATGTAGCACAGCGTGGGGCAGGGCCGTGGACGACGAATGGCTACATCGTGGACCGCTGGGCCTCTTCCTACAATCTTGACACCGTAAGTGTCACGCAGAACCAGCTTAATCCCGGTGGTAGTGGATTGGCCACAATCGATGAAGCGGCAAAGTATGTCTTGTGGAGCCAAATCACTGGCAATGCCGGCGCGGCTGCTTACACTACCGTTGCACAATTCATCGAAGATGTAGCACGACTGTCAAACAAAACAATCACGGTATCATTCTATGCATTAGCAGGGTCCGGAGCGCCGAAGCTCGGCGTGTCGATCGATCAGCTTTTCGGCTCTGGTGGTTCGCCATCAGCGCGGGTTAACGGCAACGGACAGTCAGTGACACTTAGCTCTACTGCCTGGGCACGCTACAGTCTGACCTTCACGTTGCCCAGCATTGTCGGGAAAACGCTTGGCACAAACGGCGATCATTGTACAGGTGTGCTATTCTGGTTTTCCTCGGGCGCCACAAACAACGTACGTGCCGGCAACATCGGCGTGCAGAACGGCAGCATCTACCTCTGGGGCGTGCAGCTTGAAGTTGGTAGTGTCGCATCACCGCTCGAAAAGCTTGATCCGCGTATGGATTTGGCGAATTGCCAGCGGTTCTATCAGACTGTTGTCGCGTATCTGCTTTCTTACGCCTCTGCTGGCAACCAGCTCGGAACGTCGGTGGTTCTCCCGGTCGTGATGCGAGGAACACCTACCGTTACTCCATCAGGGAGTAATAGTGGAGGTAACACGGGGGCGATAACGTATTTTCCGACGAGTTCCCAACTCTTTACCTCAGCCATTGTCACCGCGACCGGTGGTGCCAGTTGGAACGTGCCGCTTACGCTTTCGGCGGACCTCTAATCATGGCACTCAATTTCCCAAACACACCAAATCCAGGTGACACTTACACGTCAGGCAGTGCAATCTGGCAGTGGGATGGCACTAAGTGGAATGCTGGTAGCAGCACCGTTGCGTATCTCCCACTTAGTGGTGGCACACTTAGCGGCCCGCTCGTGCTCAATGCTGATCCCACCGCCGCACTCGGTGCTGCCACCAAGCAATACGCCGATGCCGGCAGCGCGGCGGCCGAGCACAACGTCGGGCGCAACCTGCTACACAACGGGCTGATGAACATCGCACAGCGCGGGGCGGGGCCGTGGACGACGAATGGCGCTTATACTGCGGATCGCTGGGAAATTCTGGTTTCGGGCGACACAGTCAGCGTCAGCATCGCGGTAAATTCCGACGCTACTCGCGCGGCGATTGGCGATGAAGCGGCCTTGCAATGTTTGGTTGTCAACTTTACGGGCACCAGTACCGGTGGTGCCTATACGGCGGTAGTGGAGAAGATCGAGAATGTGCGGCGCCTTAGTGGCAAGACTGTAACAGTCAGTTTTTGGGCCTCAGCATCTGTCGCGCTAAATGTGAATTTAGCGCTTGCGCAGATATTCGGAACCGGCGGTTCGCCATCTGCTCCGGTGGGAGTGGCTGGACAGAATGTCGCTATTGCGACCGCATGGGGCACGCGATATTCGCTGACGTTTGCGCTGCCAAGCGCGGCGGGCAAGGTGTTCGGCACCACCGCAGGCACCGATTATACCCAGCTAGGGTTCTATTTTTCCAATGCCGGAGCAGCCCCTGGTGTGCAGGCCGGCACCGTCGCTCTCTGGGGCGTGCAGCTCGAACTCGGCGCCGTCGCCACGCCGCTGGAGAAGCTGGACCCGCAGCAGGATCTGGCAAAGTGCCAGCGGTTTTATCAGGCTGGCGGTTTTTCTATGTATGGCTACAACGTCGCCGGCTCGTATGTCACGCAGGTTGTCGGGCTGCCGGTAACGATGCGTGCAACACCGACCACGACATTCAATCTCACTACCAACACAAATTTGTCCAATACCGGATTAGATACGGTCACCCCGCAGGCAGTGCGGGCACTCTGCACGGCAACAGCAACAGGCGCTATCGGCATGGTTGGCACTTTCACCGCCAGCGCGGACCTCTGACATGGCGCTCGACTTTCCCGCCAGCCCGACCAACGGCCAGACCTTCAC